ATGTTACGTTCAGTCAATGGGATTACAAAGCCGAAAGAGTTTCTTGTCATATGAAAGTTGGTGAATGTTGGTATCTTGATGTGAGAAAACCTCATCAGGCTATCAATGGTGGTACAGAAATGAGAACACATCTAGTGGTAGACATCGAGGCCAATGATAAAGTAAGAGCTTTGATATGATAACACCGGTAGAAGATCATTATGATATTTGGTATAAGCGTGATGATTTGTATAGCCCATACGGTGATGTAAATGGTGGTAAGGTAAGACAGACTAGACTTTTGTTTAGTAAATATGGCGGCCAAGGAGGCTGGCCTGGAGTAGTTGCTGCGGTGTCAGTACACTCACCAACAGGTCCAGTTATTAGTAGAGTGGCTAAAGAATTTGATACGCCGTGTATTATAGCTGTAGGTGGAACAACACCAGAGAATTTAGATAAACTTCCAATGATGAAGTTGACTAAACATTTTGGAGCTGAAGTGAGAATAGTTGCTGGCCATGGTATGAAGAATGCCATAACAGCTAGAGTAAATGAGATTTGTAAGGAGACTGGTTATCATAATATAGATTTTAGTCATCACATATACAGTGATGCTGACTTGATGTTTAATACTAATGGGGATCAAGTTGAGAATATTCCAGATGAGTTAGATGTGTTGGTGATGTCACTCGGTGTAGGTATTCAATTTGCTTGTGTACTGAAAGGATTGAAAGAGTACAATAAGAAAGTAAAAAGAATTATTGGTGTACAGGTTGGACCAGATAGAAGAAAACTTATAGATGGTTATTTGAATCAGAATCCATTAGTGGAGCCAAGATTTGATTTAGAATATGAGTTGGTTCAATACAAGTCAGCTTATTCTAAATCAGAGATACAACAAGTAGGAGATTTCTATTTAGATGATATCTATGAGGCTAAGGCTCACAAGTGGATGCTAGAGAACATAAATATGGATCAGAAGATATTATTTTGGTGTGTAGGAAGGAGACTGACTAGTGATGAAGTGGAATCAATTTGTTCTAGGTGATTGTTATGAGGTAATGAAAGAGATAGATGATAAGTCTGTTGATCTAGTATTTACTAGTCCTCCTGATATTTCACAAACTCATTACAAGACTGACATAAAAAGTTATCAAGGGTTTCAAAGAAACGCAACTAGTACATTCTCTCGCATTGTAAAAGATGATGGGTTTGTTTTGATCGCACAGACAGACAGAAAGATCAATGGCGAAATTCTTACCAACCATATTACATATTATCAGAGTATGGTAGAACTCGGTTGGAAGCTAAAAGACTATAAGATAATAGTTAGAAATCATCCGGTAGACAAACGTGATATGTATACGTTTAACTATCAACACTGTTTGATATTCACAAAGAAAGGAACGATCAAACGGTCAGGTGATTTTCTCAAGAATATTATGGTCTATGATACACAGAAGATGAAAGGGTTTAGTGGACCTTTACAGTTGCATAAGTGGAATGAAAATTTTATAGAATTGATGCTTGAGTATCTAACAAAAGAAAATGATAAGGTGATAGATCCATTTGCAGGTTCAGGTGTAGTTCCGTATGTGGCAAAAAGAATGAACAGACAGTATCTTGGATGTGAAATTAACAAAGAAGTCTATGATGCATCTATTATGAATACGGCTATACTATGAGTTACCATGATAGATACCCACAATTTCAACGAGGTATCTATTGGTTCTGGGAAGCTTGGACGGTGAAAGATAATACACTTCCGGTACCCGATAAAGTAATGAAACATTTAGGCTGGGATGAAAAAACTTTATTAGAGTTTAAACAGACTGAAGATGGTTGGGTAATACAACAGAGTAAGGTTGCAGCATCTAAATATGTAGGTACTAAAACGTATGTGGCAAAATCGAGAAAAGTATAAGGCTGATATAACTATTGTAACAGCTTTATTTAAAGGAGAAAATACAAATATTCCACATTCCGTGGGTATATACGATCCAACATGGGTTGATAAATTGTATCGAGGTATTGCAAGACATTATAGTGGTCTATTTGATTTTGTTTGTTTAACGGATGCAAATTATAAGTTTGAAGAAAATATTAGACAAGTAAGATTGTCAAAATCAGTAGATCAATATGGCTGGATGAGCCTTATGGATTTATACAGACCAGATTTATGCGATGGTAAAAGATTTACCGCAGGCTTAGATACTATTATAACAGGTTCTTTAGATGATATATTAGCTTATGATCCTCCAAGGGATGCAGGTCCACCACACGAAATAGCTTTATGTAGAGATCCAAATACACCTGATTTGGTGTGTAATGCAGTAACGCTCGCTACTCCAAAATTTTGTGAGCAGCTGTGGGAATTGTGGCAAACTAAAGAGGAAGAGATTTTAGAGAAGTGTATTTTTTTTAATGTACCGTCTGAAATGGCAGTGATGAGAAGTTACTATAATAATAGTCCCAAATTAGATGTAGTTTTTCCACAGAGATTACTAAGTTATAAAATGCATTTACAAAAGAATTTTGATTTGGTAAAAACAGCTAGTATAGTTTATTTTCATGGTAAACCTAAACCCCAGCAATTGATAGCAAGTCAAGGTTGGATTAAAGAGTATTGGCGATGATATTGTTTGCATATAATTTCCCTCATAAGAAAACACAAGATTTTCTTTTCTTTAGTCAGTATTATAATATTAAAATTGATATTGTGCTAGGTGCACCCAGAGCTCTTATTGAAAAACCTGAACTGAAATACAATACAAACGTAAATTATATTGGGCTTATCGACACTTTAGAGATGTGTTGGAAAATGAAGATCCCATATTATATGGTCAATCATAATTCGGATGAATGTTTGCAAATGCTTAAACAAAGAAAGCCAGAGGTGGGTATTATTTCTGGTGCACGAATTTTATCTCCTGAGGTGATTAATAGTTTTAGTAAAGGTATTATAAATTTTCATCCTGGTGGTATCCCTGAGTGTAGAGGACTTGACACGGCACAATGGATAGTGTATAATAACTTATCTATAGCAGTAACAAGTCATTTTATAGATGGAAGAGTTGATGCTGGTTGGATTATAAAGAGACAAGAGTTTGATAGATTTAAAGGTGATACTTTGCAAGATATTGGTTTGAGATTATACCATGGTCAACTAGCCATTTTTAGAGAGACATTGGCATTAGTTGCTTCTCGTAAGAAAGAAGATTTTGAGTATGTACCTTTAGATGCACCGAAGCCTTATGGATATTTTCCTCCAGAATTAGAAGATGAGATGTATGAAAAATGTAGAACTTTATAGAGAACATCATAAGACAAGTAAAATTTATGGTGGTGGCGGTGCATTGAAATTTCATTTGCAATTTATTATAGATGCAATTTTAGATACTAAGTCACAAACTCTATTAGATTATGGTTGTGGTAAAGGTACAGTGTATACCCATACAAAAATCCATGAGACATGGGGTGGGATATTACCATCGTTGTATGATCCTGCTATCACTGAACATGAAAAATTACCTGATGGACCTTTTCATGGAGTTTTTTCTGTTGATGTTATGGAACATATTCCCTATGAGGAAGTTGATGGGGTGTTGAAAGATATATTTGATAGAGCTGAAAGATTTGTATTTTTAGGTATATCTACAGCGCTATCCAAAGCTGTTTTACCTAATGGTGAGAATGCTCATTGCACAGTAGAGGATACTGATTGGTGGGAACAAAAAATAGTAAAGGCAAATACAGAAGGTGTTTATACATATATACACACTTACGGTAATAGTAATGATGAATTGCGTATCTACAATGAAGAACAGTACTTAAATAATCTTTGGTTATATAATGAGTGAACAACCATATCAATTAAAACATTATCTTAATGCTATCAATCACCAGAAGGATGATTTAATGGCAGGTGAAGATGAGTTTTGGGAGAAGAAATATCCATCATACATTATTAATAAAGCATTGTCAGCTTTTCCAGAGTGTATTTTGTATGTAAATGAAATGAATAGAATGCACTACCTCGATAAGTGTCTACAATTTCAATTTTTTCTAAATAGTATAAGACCTAAAAGGAGATTTAGTAAGTGGTTAAGGTCGAGTACGATAAAAAATATAGAGTATGTTAAAGAATATTATGGCTATAATAATGAAAAGGCCAGGCAGGCTCTTGACATACTAGATGATGAACAAATTGAACATATAAAAAGAATAATATATCGAGGTGGAAAACATGGAAGACCTGAAATGGACTCCCGATCTAATGCTCGAGGTAAAGCTAAAGGAAGCAGATGACTTTTTAAAAATTCGTGAAACACTTTCCCGTATCGGAGTTGCTTCTCGTAAGGAAAGAAGATTATATCAATCTTGTCATATTTTACATAAACAAGGACGATATTTTATAGTACACTTTAAAGAGTTGTTTGCACTTGATGGTAAACAAGCAAATCTATCACAGAATGATCTTCAACGAAGAAATACAATTGCAAGTTTATTACAGGATTGGGAATTGTTAGAAATTATTGGTGATGATGTAGATAAAGCTCCGTTATCACAAATTAAAGTTTTATCTTATAAAGAAAAAGATGACTGGGAATTAGAAACAAAATATAGTATTGGTAAAAAACGAATGGAGTAATATATAATGGCGATAAAATTAATTAGAGTGAAGTCGGGTGAAGATATTGTAGGAGATATCGTAGGTGAAAATGTAGAAAATTTGACTATAGAGAATCCTGCGCTCATAATGCAATTGGCAGATGGGAGAAGTAATAAAGTGAATGTTGGTTTGGTACCTTGGTCTCCGTTTTCACACGAAAGCAAAGTTAAAATAGATCGAGATTGGGTTGTTTTTGTAACAACACCAGTAAAAGATATTCTCAATAATTATAATCAGATATTTGGTTCCGGTATAGTTGTTCCCGATGTAAGAGTGGACGCAAAAACTTTACTTACTGGCTAATATATGATATAATTATTAAATGAATAATTTTTATATTAATGTCATTCAACGTGGTAATTTCCTTTTAGTTAGGGAAATAGAAAATGGCAAGCGCATTAATAAAAAAGTTAAATGGAAGCCTGAGTTCTACGTCCCTACTCAAAAAACGTCACAATTTAAAACTTTAAATGGTACTGTTGTATCACCCCTCTCTTTTAATTCTATAAAAGATAGTAAAGAATTTTTAGAAAATTATAAAGAACAAAATCATCTTATCTATGGATTGAATAATTTTCAATACAGTTATATTGCTGAAAAATATGAAGACTATATCAATTGGGATATAGATAAGATTCTTATTATTACATTAGATATTGAAGTGGCGTGCGAGAATGGTTTTCCTAATGCACAAGAAGCTATTGAACCTCTCTTAGCTATTACAGTTAAAAATCATTCCAATAAGGCTATTATTGTATGGGGTATAGGTGAATATAAGAATGAAAAATCCAATGTACGTTATATACAATGTGAAAATGAATTAAACCTTCTCAAACAATTTTTAGAATTTTGGACAACGACTGCACCTGATGTAGTAACTGGATGGAATACTCAATTTTTTGATTTACCCTATCTGTGTAATAGAATTTCTAAACTGTTAGGTGAAGAAGTAATGCATACTTTATCGCCGTGGGGTTTTGTTGGCGATCAACACGTTAGACAATATGGTAAAGACCAACAGAAATTTAATATCTTAGGTATATCATCATTAGATTATTTGGACTTGTATCGCAAGTTTACTTATACCAATCGAGAATCATATGCTTTAAATTACATAAGTGAGGTCGAGTTAGGGATCAAAAAAGATATTAATCCTTATGATACATTCAAAGAATGGTACACGAAGGATTATCAGTCATTCATTGATTACAATATCAAAGATGTTGAATTAGTAGATGCACTGGAAGATAAGATGAAACTTATCGAACTTGCACTAACCCTAGCGTATGAAGCAAAAGTAAATTATATGGACGTGTATTCACAGGTTCGTATGTGGG